ATATTTCGCCAAAGAAGAAGATTTTAACTTCTCTTACCCCAAGAACATTCCTTTTATGTTCCTGAAGGAAGTTAAAGAGAACGATAGATGTGAGCGCAGTTTTGCTTACGGCAATGCTGTTTATGAAAAAGATCAAGCTCTTCCAGTCCAGATGACCAATGGAGACTTCTATTATGTAAAAGGAGTCTTCACTTATGAAAATTTCACTTCCAAAGGAGATTGCGGTATCCCATTTATTTACCTCAATCCTAAAATACAAATGAGAAAAATTTTTGGAATCCACGTTGCTGGTTCAGCGTCAGGAGTTCGAGAAAGATTTAGCCATGCAGCTAAAGTAACTCAGGAAGTGTTAATTAAAGAAATGGAAGAACTTGACACGTTGATGGAAGAACCTGAAATGTATGCCGAAGAGTTAGAAGACGCTATGGAGCGTTTCACACTTGACGGTCTTCCCCCCGCATGTGCAGAACTTAAAGAGGTTCCTGTAGATGCCATAGGAGAACAGTTCACTGCAATAGCCGAAGTTATCGGTCCAGCGAAGTGTTTAGTTAGCTCAATCAGGAAATCCAAATTACATAACACATTTTGGAAATCCCAAAAGAAGCCTAGACATCTAAGACCTTTCACCAACAAAGAAGGAATACTAGTAGATCCACATGCAAAAGCTCTCAAAAAGTTTTGCAAACCTATTAAGTATATCCCCAAAGAAAAATTGAGCCGAGTGTTAACTGACATGAAGCATTGGCTCGATGATACCAGCCATTATGCTTTTGAACCACGTAAATTCTCATTTGAAGAGGCTCTTTATGGAGTCCTCGAAGATGAGGACACAGGTGGTATTAGATCCAATTCCTCCTCAGGTTACCCTATGAATATGCCTGGCGTTGCTGACTTTAAGAAACGCTTAGCTCAATTCCCCCGAGGATCCCCTGAACACCAGAAAGTTATAGACGAAGGTAGAACCATTGTAGATGGTTACCTAACCAGAATGATTAACGGCGAACGCCTTTTCTGGGTGTTCACCGATAGTGACAAAGATGAATTAGGAGATATCCCAAAAGTAGATGAAGGAAAGACACGAATGTTTTCCGGAGGCCCCTTCTGGCTTCTAGTTTTAATGAGAATGTATTTTGGAGCTTTTCTAGCTAATTTCCTTAAGAACAAGATTTACAATTCTTGTGCTCCAGGAACAAATGAACATTCCTCCCAATGGGACACATCGGCTCGTAGGCTCTTAGAGCTTGCAGGCTGGAAAGAACCCGCTGTATTTTGTGCAGACTATTCAGAATATGATGGTAGGTTACAACCTGCCGTCTTAAACATGCTACAAGTTCTGGTTAACTGGTGGTATTCAAGGTTCGAGAGTAACCCTATAGATAACCGTATAAGAGAAATCTTGTGGTTAGAAATTAGTAATTCTCGACATATTTCGAATGGTATTATCTATGTCTGGCCCAGTGGCCACCCTAGTGGTGGTGCGCTTACCACACTAATTAATTGTTTATACAACTTATGTCTTTTAAGATTTTGTTGGTTAGATCTAGTTAGTTGGAGTAGACAACACAATTTTGATGAATATGTCAGACCATTTGTGATGGGCGACGACAATGAAGGCACGGTACACTCCAATTACCGTGACCTCTACAACATGACCACACTCCATGAAGCAATGAAGACTTATGGGATGGTGTACACTGATGAACATAAACAAAAACCAGTTATACCCCTCAAGCCCTTAGTCGAATGCGAATTCATGAAAAGAGGCTATAGATACGAACCTTACTTAGGACGTTTCTTGGGACCTCTAACCCTTAACACTGTTCTAGAGATGAGCAGCTGGACTAAGAAAGATAACCCCGATAATATAGCAGTAGACAATGCTGTCACTAGTCTTTATGAACTCTCCTTCCACGGAAAAGAAGTTTATGAACACTGGGCCCCCCAGATTGTTAAAGCTGTGCGCCAATATTATCCCCACGTTAAAATTAACCCGGCCAGACCATTAGAAATGTCTTTTTATGAGCGCCTCAATGAAGCTTGTAATATAGATTCTTTCCTACACTAGGACTCTGCAGCCGCCGACCGACACGTCTGAAAACTGTCCTGACTATGTCAGTATAAAAAATAAAACCCAAAAACAATATAAAACCCCAAAAACGAGTCTTGCCTCTTCCTCGAAAAGAAGAGGCACAGTGGCTAGCTACCCCACTTTAAACCTTTAGCCATCCGACCGGGAGATGAAATCTCGGCCCCAATGAATAAGTAAAAATGACAGAATCAAGTAATAATGCGAGCGGGAC